TTTTTTTTTTCATAGTTGTCGAGTTTCGGTAACCGAAACTTTCAAATTTCAAAATAAAAAAAATCTCCGCTTTCGCGGAGATTGTTTAAACTTTGATTATTTCTTGGATACTTTCATTACGATATAAACTTGAGATTGTGAAATTTGAATGTCATAACTATCAAGCTCAACACCTTTTGATTCCGCGTACGCTTCTACACTTACAGATCCAAAGCCGTCACCGCATCTATTGATGTCTCGGGAATTTACATGTCCAGCGTTACACATAATTAGGAATTTGCTTCCGATCTCATCCTTTTGGATGCTCACCGCACTTGCGCTCATTGAAACTAACACGCCAACACCTAACATCAATGCTTTTAATAATTTGTTCATTTTAAATCTCCCGTAATTTTTATCTCTTGTCTTTATGTGATGTATTATAATGCATCTAAAATAAGAAATCAATAGAGTTTGAAAAAAAAAAAANTCTTTTAGATCTTTTAGATTGTTTGGATTATTAAAATTACAATCATTATAGCTTATAAACTAAATTGCCACTACCATAATAAGCAAAGATACCTCGTTGTCTCAAAAATTCGACAGAGTTGATTTCTTTGTAACCTGGTTCATCCCGTTTCGGGAAGCCTTCGAAGTATCGATGCAGGTAAATCTTCATCATTCGATTACGGATTACTCGGGTAAATCCAACCGGAGAATACTTATCCGGAATGATATACCATAAATCTCCTGGAGTCTCTTCAATCAGTTCTCCGACTAAAGCGTAGGAATTGCCATCTGAAATATTCATATCACAGTAGGTATGCAGTTCCACTGCAGGATGCTGAGATTTGAAGTATTTGAAGATCTTTTGGGTTCCACCTTGAACTAAACAATACTTCTTACTGCAAGCTCGGATAACTTCCCAAACCCCTTGCCCCTCACCGGTATGATTATATCGATGTTTAGCAAACGTAATGATTTGCACTAGCTCTCCATCGAACTCCAAACCATAATAAACTTGAGCGTTTGCATGACCATTCAAGTGATTCGCTTCTGCGAATTCTCTAGCTTGCTTGGCGGTGATCTCCACAATTTTGCCCTTACGGGCCGGAATTTTGTTTTTGGTAAGACCTAAATGATGCTCGATCATACTAATAACTAAATCAGTTTTATTATAAACATCATCAATACCAAATCTCAATAATTTGATCCCCTTCGCGGTAAGCGATTTATTCATTCTTTTGAAGTATTGGTTGTCTACTAAGTTATCGGTAAACTCCGGAATGTTAGTGACCTCGATAACTAGATTACGTTCTGGGATATAGTGATCAAAAGCAAATTCCCCTACAGTGAGCGATTCATATTTTACTTCGTGCTCTTCTAGCAATATAGGAACCAAGTTCTCCGCGAAAACTGCAAAATCGAAAGCCTTATCCACTTCTGGGGTGATAAACTGACGGTCGACCGTCCCGGTATCCAAAATTTGATCTAACAACTCTCGACTGTCCCGGTACACAATCTTTAAAGCTTTGAGTAAGAATTCCCCGTTATACAAAAAATTTTTTACCGGTTGCCCATTTTCGGTTACCGAAACGCTGCGCATTTGGTTTGCAATTTTTGTCGGATAGATTTTATTCGCTTTCGGTTCTTTGGGTTTCGGTTCTCTTACCGTTTTAGTTACTTTAATCTTCGGTGCTTTGGGTTCTTTTGGAATTTTAGGAACCTTAGCCTTACGCGGTTTTCGGGTACCCTCTTCGATCTTCCGATCGATAGTCTCAGCGGTACGCTGTTTGATTTGATCTCCGTAAAAATTTTGAACTTCTTTTCGGGTTAGCATTTTCAATCCGCTCTTTTTGAAAATCTGCGCTAGGTCGTCCAACTTGGTGATACCGAACATTTCGATAAAGTCCGCGAGATATAGCAAGCCGGCATAGTAGAGGTTATGGACTGCAGTTAATAAATCTAAGTTATACTTTTGGCCTCTGGTTGTTGGTATAGGTTCTTTTTGGTACGCACCAGTCTTCAAAGAAATCTTGTAATTATTCGCTTTAGCGAAGTCTAACAAGTCTTTTGAGATTGGGATGTTTTCGGTTAGGAGATTTCCAGATTCGTTTAACATATTTGCTCCTTAAAATTCTGAGTAAATGCGAGTAAATGCAATGTGAGTAAATGTATTATAATGGTTTATCTAATAAGAATCAACTACTTTATTACCGGATTACTCCACAATCCCAATACTCGAAATCCTCGATAAATCTTTGATGTTGGTGATCTTCGAAGTTTCCGGTAAACCGGCTAGGATCGAATAAACCATAATTCAAAGATTCTTCGATGTTTGAGATTTGGTTAAATTCTAGGAACTCTTTACTAATGCGAAGATCTTCTCTTTTCAAAAGGCCTAAATGAAATTTGATGATGTTAATGTAATCTTCGGTGAAGAAATCCTGTTCATAATCAGTAAACGAAATCATCAAGATTCCACTTTCGTGGAAAGCCTTGAATTTTTCGAAGTGGTAGTCTTTTGTTTTAGGGTTACCGTTGGCGTCTTTGTTTACCGAATGGTGGGCTCTACCGTTGATCTCAATACCTAATTTAAGATTGGGGAAGTAAAAGTCCATATCACGATATGTTCTTCCAAATCTAACTCCGTGTAATTTTCTCGCATTTTGAACAAAGTCCAAATCACGGCAATTTGCAAAATCTTTCGGATTAGTAGAGTATTCCATCTTTGTGCAACCAATGTTGGTTAAATCATTGCGCATCTTTATTTCGGTGGTGTATGTAGTCGCAGTTTTAAGATTCAGCATCTTTAAAAGTTCACCCGCGCGGGACCGTTTATAGTTACCCACTATAAATTCAGAGACTTTTACCATATCAATTTCACCATCTGGGGTTAATAAACCTAAGAATAACTCGTCAGTTTCACTTGTGGGGTCCAACTTACCTCGCTGGTGTTGTAGAAGTTTGCGAATAATAGAGAAATTTTCATATCGCTCGTCTATAACGCTTTGGGATTTCATGGCATTATCAACCCCGAGGTCATCTATAAGGGTTTTCTTAGATTTTTCTCGAACCGCTTTTGATTGCATTGGATATTCCACACCGAGATTCTTAAGACATGTGGCTCGGGATTTGGCGCGGGTTTCTGGTTTCTTCATACTATTGTTATCGCCAGAATGATCTATTAGCTGAAGATTACACTTAACCCCTATGTTGTGGAGGTTGGTGGCTTCTACCTTGGCTCTAACCATCTTTGATTGGGATGGGTATTCTACCCCTAAATTTTCTAGGCATGATTGGCAGAATTGGTGCTGAATTTCTTCCGGATAAATTTCGGTCGCTGGGATATAACGATCGCCCAAAATTCTTTTAATGGTATTGGCAAACCCAGCTTTGCCCATCCCAAAAACATCACAGTATTTGGTTGGATACATTGCCCCGTCAAGATATAGTTTCCCTATCTGATCCATTAGCATGGGATTATTCTTAGCTCGGTTAGCCTTCAGTTCGCCGATTCGGTAATCCCCAGTTTTCAAAGAAATCTTGTAGTTATTCGCTTTAGCGAAATCTAACAATTCTTTGGTGATTGGGATACCTTCTTCTATCAGGTTACCCGATTCTTTTAACATTATTTTTACTCCCCAAACACTTAAAAATAGATTTTATTATGTTATAATAACATAACGAAATTTTCAACATAAAAAAAAAATCTCCGCTTCCGCGGAGATCTTTTAGTTCTTGTACTTTCTCTAACTCGAAATCTTCAATTAGATACCAGTTACTGCGAATGTACTTGAGTACAACGCTGCGCGGTCGGTAGCTGTTGGAGTTTCGAATCCAGGGATTGTGGTTAAAGCGTAGCGCGTTTTAGCTATAATTCCATTCATACCAGTTTGTGAGTTAATCACTTTAGTGAAGGTCAATGGAATGTATGGGCAAAAATACCCCATGGCGTCTCGGCGGTCTTCACCTTTATACAACAGTGTCGCATACTCGAAATCTGTGTAAGGATCTACGACTACGCGTAAACGACCATCTAAAGTACCAACGAAACCAGTTAATACGCCAGTTTTAACGATATCAGAACCGATGTGACCGTGTTCGAATGAATCTAATGAAGCTAATAAGTTAGCTACGCGAGATGAACATAATAACACGTTTGCTTGGCCACGGTTTGTGCGACGCGCAATTGCTGAAGCTTCGTGCGCAATTTTGAATGCTAATTCACGAGCGATGTCGATGGTACGTAAGATACCGCTAGAAGCTTGAACTGTAGTAGCATCCCAGTCTGGTAATTGGGTAGCGTGAGTATTAACGAAGTTAACTACGTCTGCGTCGATGTCAGTTTGGATTTCTGACGCCATCAAGCGCATCATCTCGTCATCAGCTAATAAACCATGTTGTGATTTAAGATCTTGGTACATCTCTAAGCTGTATTCACCGTGTAACGCACGAACGATAGCTTCTACTGGTTTTTTCACGATACGGAAACCAACATAGTTGATATCTGGGCGTTGTTCATCAGCTAAGTTAGCTAAAGAGAAGTTACGGATAATTTTTGGATATGACGCTACGTTTGTATAAACTGCTTCGATTTGGTAAGCACCTAAAGCATCACCAACTTTTTTACGACCACCTTTCATAGTAACTACTACGTAGTTGCCTTCTTTGTGAACGATAGTTTCGCCAGCTAATACATCATCTTTAGCTTCAGCCGCTTCGCGGTTTAATTTGTAAAGGATAACTTGTACGCGTTCATCTTTTGGTTTTGCGCGATATTCGTTAACCATTGCATAGATGTATGCAGTTGGGGTAGCCATTGGTTGAACACCTAATAACTCGTTAGCGATTAAACGTGGATAAACGTAACGGATTAAAGGTAATAAAATTGGAGTGAATGTAGCGATATCTTGAGAAACTGTAGACTCGTTTAATTCTTGATCTTGCGCGTTAGTCGCATTTTCAAGTAATTTACCAAGTACCATCTTTTCAGATTCGTTTAATGCTGGATAACGTTCTGATTCAAGTAATGCACCTACATCTTGACTGAATGTATTCATTCGGAAATTTCCTCTTTTTGTTTACGTAATAAAAATTCGTTTATTATTTATTTTTGAGTTGTATTATTTATTATAACACTCCTAATACAACTCAATTTTAATTATTTATTGCTTTATAGCATATGACTAGGAACTGAAGTTTTGTGTTTCGGTAAACCGGTAACTTCGTTAAGTTCAACTGATTCATTCATCTCAGCGTCAGTTTTGCTTTGAGGGTACTCGGAGATTTCAGATTCATTGATACCACCAACGTAGAATAGGATGCTATCATCATAATCTTCGAAATCGATCAATACCGACATTTCTGGATTATCAAAAGTCATTTCATAGAAACCGAATGCCGCCGGATCGCTTTGAGATCGTTTAAATGCGTTAACAATTTTGATAAAATCTTTTTCGGTAATCTCAAAAGAAGCACCCATTATCGCTTTGTAAGAGCTTGGAGTTTCCTTGAATTTAATACCTAACGATTTAGCCGCGGTTTGAGCTAACTTAAGAAGCCCTGAGTTTGATGATTCGTTAATCGCTGGATTTTTGCTTACATGCATAGCGAACTGTTCTTTGTATGATGTCATTACGATGTAGTATTGTTCTACAGATTTAGTATCTGCCATTCCAGCATCATACACTAGGAAATCGCCAATCTTATCACCAACTTTGATTTTAGCGATTTTGTTAAAGTTTTCTTCACTTAACCCAATCTCAGGTTGATGGTTTTTAACCACGATCTCATAATCAGCTTTGACTCCGGCCTGTTTAAGAATTAAATCGATTACCTGCTTATTTTTAGCCTTTGCTACGCGCGGTGGATAGAAGCATCCAACACCGCACTCCATCTCAACGCCTTGATAAACGATACCCATCTTAGCTTGCTGGTATTCGTTCATTGGAGTTACTCGTTTAATCTCTAAATCACCATAAACACCTGGACGTGGTAGATGTTTATTATAATTAAGACAATCATACAAGTTGATTTTAATATGTGCGCTGTTATTCGAAGGGCCGAAATAACCACCAGCGTGAGTTTTAAAACCAGTCGCTTTCGCGAAGGCTTTATGAAACTCCTTTTCGCCAGTGTAGTTGAATGCTTCGTTCAACTGCCCAAATACTTCTTCTAATTTTACAAACATTAGATCCTCCGATCCGTTAGATCATATAAGAAGGAACTTTTAAAAAACGGTTGCCTTTTGGAGCGGAATTTGCGTCTTCAGATTCGTTGATCGCTTTACCAGCATCGGCAGGAGCAACTGGAGCTTTCTCAGCATCTTTACCAGTTTGTGCAGGAGCTGGAGTATCTTTAACTTCACCCGCCATACCAGGATTGTCGTTAGTTTGAACGTCCGCATCTAATACCGAACCCACGAAATCATCGCGACCATTGTTAGCTAGCAAATCGATAACGCGTGGAGATTCTACTTCACCGGACGCATAATAACCAGACGGATCGTTATCCACAACGGTTGAGCTAACGTCTTGGTGACGATACGCGCCAACATCTTGGTAACCGCGCAATACATCGCGTAAGGTGTATTCTCTTTCTTCTTCCGCATAACGATCATATTCATCATCTTCTGGGCGGAAACCGCGCGCACCATCGTTGCCGTATGGCGCATCAGTGTGACCTACACCAAGTTCAAATTGACGAATAGTATCGCGTAAAATTTCGATTTCTTCGTTAAGATCTTGGATTTCTACATTTTTAGAACGAAGAATTCCTACAAGATTCTCCATTAGTGCTTTATCAGCCATTTCATTATCCTCTAAGTTTTCAGTTGTATGAATTGCTTCGTCTTCCTCACTTTCAAAAACTCCACTCATCGTGGCGGATTGATCGCTTGGATTGGTTACAATGTCAAAAGTGATTAAGTTGAATTCTTTTACTACTCTATCTGGACCTACGTTTCCGCTAGCGCGAGAACTTACGGAGATTTTAACGCCGTGACGGATCATAGATTTGATAGTTTCTGCTTGTGGGGTATCAAAGATAACCGCTTCACCCATTACGTAGTCTCCTTCGATCCACAATTTAGTGATCTTGGCTACAGCGTTTTTAGGGTCTACGGTTAAGCGACCTTTTGGATGCTCCCACTCCATCAAAGTGTTGATAGTACCATTCTCAATTTGGGTTTGATATTTCGCGACTTCGCGTTCCCAAAGAGCTCTTGGATAGATACGTTTGTTGTTATTTATCTGTTCGATTGTAGCGAATTTACCGCGAATATAGAAGAACTTTTCTTCATCTTGAATTCCTTCAACAAGTTGGAATTCATGCAATTCGCTTTCGCATAATGCGTTTAGTGCATTTTGATCTTCATTAATGATTTCCGGATTCATTAGTTATGTTGACCTTAAAATTGTGATTGTTATTTATATTTAATTCTTACGCGATTTGCGATCTTTACGCTCTTCGACTAAAGTAAGCTCATCGCCGTTAATCGCTTGCTTAAACTCTTCAATATTTAATTGATAGATGTTTTTCGGTAAACCGGATTTTAGATAAACGCGATAACACGATCTTGGAAAATTTTTCTCTCTTAATCGATTAAAGAATTTGTTACGTTTAATATTAGAATCCAGCAATAAAGTTTCTTGATCTTTTAAGAACTTGTTCAACAACTTGAGCAACTTCTTCTTTCCAATTTTATCCAACCAGTTAATATTGAAACAAAGATATCGGGATTTCGAACTTCTCAACACTAACGCCGTCGGCGTCTTATCCCAGCGTTTCGCGGTTTGGGCTTGATATCCGTCAATCTTACAAATCATTCCGGTAGTCATTTTGGTGACTTTCTTCAATTGCTTCCGCCCCTTTAGTTTTTGGTTTCTTTAAGCATATTGTGCATCAAAGCATCAAACAAATCGTTAGCGTCCAATTTGTAAATTCTTGGTTTCGCCAAAGCTTTACGATGATAGAGGCGATAAGCTTTCTTAGTAAATCTAAATCTCCGGATGGCTCGAATGATCGGGATCATCTCTAATCTGGATTTGTTTTGAATATCTTTACTTATAAGAAAGTTCATCAATTTAGTCTTTTCAAAACGGCTCAACCAGTTTACGTTAATACCAAACACGTGATGTTTATTCGCTCGAATAACAATCACCACTGGGTTAACGTCGTAGGTCTTTGGGGTAACCGCAATGTATCGGGTATAGATGAAATTTCCCGGAAGAAACGCAGTAGTTGCGGTAACTGATTTCTTAGAACGTCTCCAAGATCTTACCAATTCGTTAGCCATCGAAGTGCTTGGAGAAAACGCTTTGATGATAGTATCAGCTAGCGACATTAACCAAAGCTCCCGAACACATCATCAATTTTAGTTTTGGAAGTTTTCTCTTTTAGAGGATTTTCCGAAACTACTAATTGTTCTTCTTCCACAAAATCTTTAATATCTTCAGCGTGAGAGTTTTGTTGACCAAAAAAGCTATCAATCCCTTCCAAAGTTTTGATCGTAGGAGCTTCGATCCTAGAATCATTTTGGTGAACTAAATCTACCGCGGAGCGGTCAAACGAGTAAGATTTTAAACTTAGCTGATAGCAGGATGGAGTATTAGAATAAACAAATTTATTATTAACTCCAGGAACGTGCAATTGACAATCCGTAATCTCCATCAATTTTCCGTTAGGGAATACTAACAAATTCGAAATGATCTCTTTCGGGTGGATGTTTCCATTTTGATCTTTCAAAGGTTCCAACGATTTCAAACTGACGAAAACTTGCAGAGTGTCATCGTTGATCAATCCGTAGTTGTTAAACGCGAATTGCAATCCGTTTGGGTATTCTTCGTTTTCCGCAAGTAAAACATAGAACTCTAAAGCATCCCGGTAAAGATCGGTTTTGAGAGTTTTAAAATCACCAAAAACGCGATTCGCTAGTAAACTAGCTTCAGCGATTTCGTGAGCATTCGACTCCCAAGAATCCATCAGTTTCTCAGTTACTAGGAATCGCACTGGAGTACCGTACAGACGAATCAACTCGTCAATTAATCCAGTATTTAGACTATAGTCTGGTTTTTGGTGAAAATTAAAATTCATATTAAGCCCGATTAACTTACTTTGATATTACGAATGATCGGTTTACGTTTATGGCAAGGGTTAATGATAATAATTGATCTATTGTAAACCCAATAGCTTAAGTCGCCAGTTTCAGAATCAATCGCTTTTTGGACTTCGTCCGCATATTCGAAGATACTGAGACCTGCGCGAGACATAGCAGCATCCCCAGTAGGGAATACGTAAATTCGATCTAAACGATCGTCACACATATAATGCAAACGACCCATTTGAGCTTTTAAACGCATCATTGGATAAGCAATATCATAAGGACCAACTACACTAAAGTGTACATTTCCTAATTGATAATCTTTCTCGATTTCCGCGATTACGCGCATTACCTGGTCTTGGATGAATTCGTAAACGTCTTCTTGTGTAGTGTTTACTACATTTGGGATAGTCGCGTTTTCTGGCACTCCAGAAACTTCCGGAGATTGTAAAACTTTGACAAGTTCGTCGCGTTGTTGAGAGTTCTTTTGGAATAAGATCCAGTTATGAAGAGTAGCACTAAACGCCCCCGGCGTATACATGCGAATGAGATCTTCTACTGCGTTTGAAGAGAATCTCATATTCTTACGAGTATTGCTAACATCATACATGTCTACTGGGCTTGTTAAAAATTCAATTTTGCCAGTAGGATTGTAAGTATCAAAATATGGCTCCACCCATTGGCTGGTAGGGCCTTTAGTTTTCACTACAGGCATAACTTCCGCAACGGCGGATTTTGGCAAAGTTTTGATAGCGCTAGCAATCAGGTTATCTGTGGTTTCGCCATCTAATTGACTTAATACGGCGTTTGCACCGTTTTGGTAAGTTTCCATTTTGTTTCCTTTATACTAAAAATTCGGTTACCGGGTTATTCTGCTATTTTGCCGGAGCGCTAAACTGATGAATCTGCCCAGCTTCTTTCCATTCTTTCCAACCACCATAGAACTGACGAGCGCCTTGATCGTAGATCTCTACATCGTTTGCTACGAAAGCTACGGTAAACTCGATGATTTGATTTTCCGTATCGTTTGAAAAGTTCAGTTGACTGACGTTTTCAATACTACATCTTTTCAAAGACATCAAAGGTTTTGATCTCCAAGAATCCCGCTCTAATCCAGTAGTATCGTTATGATATCGGTCACCATAATCGCTGTCCTTCGAAATAAACACGTTAAACGTGTAATCATCGAAATAGCGATAAGCTTGTTCGCGAAACTGGGTTGTAAACATTTTATAGAATTCGAGTTGGTTGGAATCTCGAAATGTCATAGAAAACTTGTACTGATCCGGTAACCCGTAGTTATGAGCCCATCTATTACCAACCCAAGAATTGAGCTGAGCCGCTCCAATTTGAGGCAATTGGAGATCTTTAAGATGTAAACTTAAACGCTCATTATCCTTCGGTGACCAAGCTAAGATGTTACCAGTACCTTTCGCTTCATTATCATAATACAAGGTGTCCGCGGGAGCGTTCGAGTTGTTGAGCATTTTATAGTTCCAAGCAAAATAAACCTCGAAACTATTAGCCCTGTCCCAGGGAGTTTGATAGGCAACCGCCAGCGCGTCCATCAATTTCATTCGATTATGATCTCCTTATAATATACAAATATTTATATTAATTATCTAAACACTCGAACTTTCTCATCTAGAGTTTTATCGGATAATCGGATGAACTCACTGTAAGTGAAAGTTACCGGGTAGGTTACTAATTCGTTTAGTTTATCGTCTCCATAATCTACTGCCCCGATGTCACTCACAAAAGCATTTTGCATTAAGTAGCCCATCACCTTGTTACCGGTTTGGTCTAATTGGTAAACTCGGATATCGGTTTGGTAGTTCGGTAAACTTGGAGCATATTCTGGTCTTAATAATGCGGTTTTAATATCATCGAAAACATTACCCAAATTGAACGGGGCGCGGTCTTCACGCTCAAACAAATCAACCTGTTGAGTTAATAATCGCGCTTGCGGGTTACCCATATCCTTGTAAACATTCAATGCGGTATGTTGTAATCTACTATC